CTTGGTAGGGGCGGTGGTTGGTAATGCCAAAATGTTTGGCAAGGGCATTCGACATATCGTCCATATCGGGACGCATAAGAACGATGTCAGCTTCCATTATGGAGGTAAGGTCGGTCTCTATTCCTATACTTCTTGAAATCGTTTCTGAAATTGGCGGGAGGATTTTATCTATGAGTGTTTTGTAGTTTAAAAAAGCGGGAAAGTCATAGACTTTATAAAGATAGGAGATGATTAAATCTCTGGCGTAGCCCGACATTGTTTCGTCAGGGCCGTCCCCTAATACTAATTCCGTCTCACCCATTTCATTTAATTTTTTATACATCTGGTAAAGCGGAAAGATATTGAAATGAGGGATTACTCTCCCGATTGCCTTAACCGCAATCTCCATATCTTCGTCAAGATTGCTGTCGTCCAACTTGACGATGATGTGTCTTAGCCCTAAATGTTCTGCGACCAATTTTGAATACTTTATCTCATCATGTTTCCCCTCTGGCAACTCCACCGAAATAGCGAACTTTGGCTTTATGAGTGCCGCCAACAAACTGCTATCAACTCCGCCAGAAAGGGCGAGGGGTATTCCCAAATAAGGTTTGATGTTCTTAGTTATTAGTTCTTCAAGATTTTTCATTTTATGTATTTTTATCTTCTCTAACTATCGAAAGTTTCGGTTTAAACGACTTTATCTCCAAAATCGGTTTAAACGACTTTATCTCCAAGATAGGAATTATGTAGGGGAAAGCAGTAGTGGTGGAAGTGGTTGAAGTGGATGTTGATGTAGTAGACGAAGTAGAGGTAGAAGTAGATGTACTGGAAGAAGTCGAAGTTGAACTAGAGGTTGAACTTGTTGTGCTAGTACTAGTAGTGGTAGAGGTCGAGGTAGTGCTTGTAGTAGTCGAACTGGTAGTTGTGGTGGCTCCATCAAACTGAAGCCAGCGTTCATCATATTGCCTAGTAGCTGCGTTGTAATTTTCATTCGGCATTGAATTTTCCTACCTACTTTCATCGGGAATGTTAAGTTTCTCATATTCCTTAATCATTCTTAGCTATTTGCTTACCGCTGTTCTTTTGTCGAGATTCTTGCTGTAGCCGCATTATCTGAATGTTTAATTCCCGCAGAACTGCCTGTAATCGTTCAAGCTCCGCTAAAACATCGTAGGCCTGAGCTTTAAGTTTCTCTATTTCGTTCATAATGCTTTTAAGTCGTTTATCAGGGCATCGACTTCCGCTATCTCTTTAACGAGCGCCGCCCTTTTAGCTTGGACATTTTCTAGGGTTAGGGGAGTTATCTCGTTTGAGGTGTTTCCCATCTCGTCATAAACAGTTTTGACTATCTCGAAGTCTCCTTCTATTGCTTTCTGAAGACTAACTAACCCTTTATTTTTGTATCTAGTGTATTTTGTGTAGTCCATCAAACAATACTGGTTATTATTCCATCCTTAACCGTCACGACCTTTGCTGGCGCATCAGCGCTGGTGAAAGTTCCTGTTGCTCCTGTGCTTCCATCGCTTGAGATAAAGCCAGCAGCCGTGCCGACTTTCACACTGGTAGTGCCAACCATCTTAGCGGCCGTAAGCGTATCAGTCGCAAATGTCAGGTCAGCGTCATCAGTCAATCGTCCGTTAGTGGTAGCAAAAGGTACTCGTCCTGAAGTCAAAGCCGCATCGTTTAGAGTAAATTCCTTGCGGGCTGTACCAGTGGTGATAGTGAAGTATTTTTTATCGGTCAAAAATTCTATTGCCCCTACTTCAGGAGTAGTCAGCAATGGGCCAGATGTAAGTTTAATAGGGGAAGTGTTGGCCGTTGCCGTGCCCGCTTTTATATGAAGCAAAGCAGTCGGGGCAGTCTGTCCGATTCCTACTGGACTGCCAAAGTAATTCCTATCTCCAGTCCCCGCTTGATAGAGACCGTATGGAACGTTGGTGTGCGTTCCTCCAGCCGATGTCTGGTTGGCGATGAAAATACCATAAGTAGTGCCAATCGTCCCTGAACTTGTTGGTCTGGCAATGTTAATACCTTGGAGAGTAGTTATTGTAGAGCCTGCCCCTTGAGCGGTCAGACCAAAATTACCTAGCGTGGATGTTGTAATAGTCTGCCCAGAAGCCAAATTAGCAAGATTGGCCTGAGCATTTAATCCCCTAGCTGTGGTGATTGTACCCGTAGCCCCAGAAGCGATGAATATGGTAGCAATTATACCGGTTCCACTAGTTATCGTTCCGCTGCCGCCAAGTGAGGTTTCGCCCAACATTCCCGAAATTACATTGACAGTCCCAGACCCAGAATGTCTGGATACGAACTCAAGCGCCCGACTATTAAGACCGGTCAGAACCTGAGTATTAGCGGAATTGATAATAGAGCTTACATAAAAAGCCGAGAAAGTCGTGGTTGCCGTGATGTCAGCAGAAGGATTGGGATCGAAAACCAAGTTGAAGCTCTTATAAGCAGTAGTAGAGCCGGTATAGGTCTCCGACATATGAATTTTGGTTGTCGGAACAATGCCTATTCCCAAGCGATTATTAGCCAAATCCAAAGTCAAAAGAGAGTTAGCCGCCCCTGAAATTTCTTTTAATTCGGCGGCGTTAGCGTCTACGCTAAAAAGCAGAGAATTGGCTGAAGCGGTCGTATCAGTCATTCGGAAAGTGGGGGCGGTTGAGGAGATGTCTAGTTGCGAGGCGGGGGAAACCGTCCCAATCCCTAGACGATTATTAGTATCGTCCCAGAAAAGATTGGCGTTGTCTTGGGATATCAGTCCACCTGTCCCTGCGAAAAGAATTGAACCAGCTGTTAATCCAGACAAGGTAAGACCAGTAAAAGTGGGTGTTCCAGTCCAAGTTGTGGCAGTAGCTGAAGTTGAATTTAAAACTCGTCCAGTCGCACCTGGAGTAGTGTCAGAACCAAAACCCAATCTATCCTGGATGGCCTCTAATGTGTCATTTTTATCGACATGTAATCCTGCATGCGAGGGAGAATTTAGAAAATCAGTAGTAAGAGGGTCTGTAAAGGTCTGCTTTGATGTTGGATAGGTTGTAGGCATAATTCTATTTTAACATTTTTAGAAAAATGGGGACGTAATATCACGCCCCCATTTGGTCGAGTAGCCAGCTCTTGAGGTTGACCGTTGGCTCCCATCTGAGGAGATACTTCGCTTTCTCAATGTTCGCCAGCGTATTCATCGGCTCACCTTTGCGTTGGGGAAGGTGAATCGTCTTGTCGCTGATAAAGGAAGCTATCTCATCGATGGAGTAGTTTTTTCCTCCACCGATGTTGATTGCTTCGCCTTTTCCGACCTTATCGGAAGTCATCGCCAGAAGGTTCGCCTTAACTACATCACCTACATAAGTGAAGTCCCTTTTCTGCTTTCCTCCAAGGATGGTAAGTGGTTCGTCCTTCCTCTTCTGGTCGAGGAAGATGGCGATACACGGGGAGTAGGGGTCGTCTGCCTTCATCCCCTCACCGTAGACGTTGAAGTAGCGGAGGGACACTGTCTCCAGTTCGTAAACATTAGCGAAAACCTTGCAGTAATGTTCCCCCGTCAGCTTCTGGACAGCGTAGGGAGACATCGGGTTCGGCTTCGTCTCCTCGTTTATGGGAAGGTTGTGGCTCTGCCCATAAATAGAGGAAGAGGACGAGTAGATGACTCTCTTCACCCCTGCCTTGTGGGCTGCCCAGAGAACCCTAAGTGTCCCCTCGACATTGTGCCAGTTGGTGTACTCTGGCCTCTCTATCGAGAGAGGAACTCTCGGCATCGCCGCCAAGTGGAAGATGACATCCACTTGCCTAGACCTGCCGTCGTTGAGGTCAGAGGGCAGCATCTGGGTTACATCATTGCCGTCCTTCAAATCCCACCCAACCACGTCATACCCCTCTTCCAGGAGGGTGCTAAAGACATGGGTTCCGATGAAACCTTTATGGCCCGTTACTAAAACTCGCATTTTATCCTCCTTCGGTGTAAAGGTACCAGTTGCTTGTGATGTGTGGATTCTTTGTCCAGTCGTGACCCTCATAGCCGTTTAATAAAGTAGCGACTATTTTACCATCAGGTTTCTTTAGTCGCCTTGCTTCGTTTAATATCGGCCCCCAGTCCTCAAAGTAATCCAGAAGCCCAAGCATTATTATTGTATCATACTGATTGTCGGGAAGCCCTGTGGATAAGACATCGGCTTTAACATAAGTCCCATTAGGGTAATTTAGTTTAGCTTGCTTTAGGGCTTCGCCTGACTGGTCTACCCCTGTAAGGTCGACATCTTGCCCTTTATAAATAACACACGGGCCACAACCCAAATCTAAAACCCTGCCTTTCAAAAAAGGCACAACCGCCTGCCACACGGAAGCGTGGTGACGGTTGTACTTCTCGTATTTCCGAGACCAGACAATATCCCAATAGGTCTCATCATACACCATCTCTAAGGCATAGTAGTCGATGAGCTAGTTGAAGTGCTAGTCGAAGACGTACTAGAGGTCGTAGATGATGTTGTAGATGAGCTAGTGGAAGTAGAACTACTGGTGCTTGTACTGGTCGACGTGCTTGAGCTAGTCGACGTTGTCGTACTAGTTGAGGTTGAACTCGTACTAGTACTAGTAGAACTAGTAGTTGAACTTGTTGAGGTGCTGGAAGTTGTAGTAGACGAAGTTGATGTGGACGAACTAGTCGAGGTAGTGGAAGTCGTAGTAGATGTGCTCGAACTGGTCGAAGTAGTCGTCCAAGTTAGGGCTGTATCAACGTGAAAAAAGTATGTCATGCCGCAAATTCCGTAACGATTACCTTACCCCTACCAGCGTCCGTCCTGCCCCAAAGATATAATCCTGGGCCATTGGAGACAAAGTGGTAGGAACCAGTTTCAAGAGCAATACAATCCTCAACTAAATCAGATGGGGCAGTTGAACTCAAAGAGTAAGCGATATATAGCTTGTTAATAGCCGCTTGCGATTTAACAAACAACTCCGTCCCCACTCTGTTGGTTAGAGGAGTGCTTCCGCCTAGGTCTGTCCACGAATTATTAACGCAATTAACTGTCGTCTTCTGAAATCGTGTAGCTGTTGGTTGTCCGTATTGCACCTAAAAGGTAAGTTTATTTTTTCTTTTCGACCTTGGGTTTCTCCAGTAAAGCAGTAAGTTTCGCGACTTGTTCCTTCAAGTCTTCAACCTCCTTGTCCTTTTCGGAGCTAACCTTCATTTCCTGTTTGAGGGCGGCGAGTTCTTCTTCTTGCCTCGCCACTCGCTCGTTAATCCTCTTCTGCTCCTCTTCGGGAGAAAGGGGTTTAACATCGATTTTCTCCGCCCATTCTGGGAGGATGCGGGCAAAAAGACTTCGCCTCTCTTCGGTATCTCGCTTCGTGTCTTTAATGCCCTGTTCTTGGAGAATCTTATCAACTAACTGGCTTGCCGCTACTTGAGCGATATAAGCAATCAGCTGGCATTCCTCTCCTGGTTCGATTTCTCGTACCAATGCTCCGTTCGCATAAGCCTGATGTTTGTCATCATCTATATTTACGAACTTGGTTGTTTCTAATTCTAAATTTATTTTGTTCATGCTTCTAAGGGCAGAGGCCTCCGAACTTTCGTTTCTTTTCGGTGAAGCGTTCCGAAAAGGGAGACGGAGACATTAAGGGCTTCGCTCTCTCTACCCAATTTTTTGACCTTTATTAAGTTTACTAATCGATGATGAGATGAACTGCTCCAACCTCTCCAGAGGCGATGCCAGTTAAGGCAAAACCAATGGTTGGAAGTGCGGCGGTAGCTGTTTCAACGGCTCCTGCTGTAGCTGTCGCTGCGGAGACATTCGCACCAACGGCAACCGTACCAGTGGTTAAAACTGCTCCTGGGCCGCCAGTCTGAATCCATCCATAGGCGTCAATCGCCAATGCTCTGCGGGCAACTCCAACTGGAGCACCTGTCTGCGTTACTGGCCACTGGATCACGCCGTTGTATGGGTTGTGAACCAAATCAATCTGGGTAGTAGCGGTCATAGCAACCACGACTGGCTCGTAAAGGGTAAGGGTCACCGCCGCCGCCGTAGCCGCAGGGTGCGACTTGATGCGGTATTGGAACCCTGTACCAGTAGAAGCCTCCCCAGTGACGATTAGGTATCCGTCAGCAAACTCATTAGCTGTTACGGTGGTGGTGTCGGTCGTAGTAACCGTCATCGCACCGACAGCAGCCGCCGCCACGATGAGACTCTGGGAGTCGGCGGTTTCAGCGGGCGACTGGACTAAATCTCCAGCCACTAACGCCGTTGCGCCTGCTTGGGCGTAACGGAAAATCCGTCCGTCTGAGGTGACTCCCATCGTGCCAAGTACGTGCTGAGGAACAGTCTCCTCTTGGTGGGGGTTAATTCCGTAAATTACGGGAAATCCTCCTAACATGATTATTCTTTAAGTTTCTTTTTCTCGACCTTGCAACCTCAATCCCGTTAGAGACCAAGGTCTAATGTACTAAGGAATCCAGTGAAGTCCGACAGTCACACACAAATCCGTAAGATTCGTAAGCGTGCCGCCGTCCACTATTGCTAATGCGTCTCCTGCTGCAAGCTCTGCTGTTCCTGCGGTAGTGGAGATAGTTCCAGTGTTGTTGGTATTCGCCGTGCTAGAAGTGCTAACCGTGCCAGTAAGAATGTTCGTCCCAGAACCTTGAGCGGTTCCAGAAGGGACTTTCTCCAGTTGCACAGTGCCTGAAGTAGAAGCAACGGAGTAAGACAACTGAAATGAATCCACCACGCACTTAGCGGGGGCAATCCAGAATCTTTCATACTGGGAAGCCGTTGCTGGAGCTGCCCCAGACAAAAGATAGCTGACTGTAAAACTTTTGACAGGAGATTCCTGGTCAAAGAGTGCTGGGTTTTTGAATGGCATAGTAGTTAATTGTTTTAACGACCTATAACGTTACCCCAGTTCTTCGCGCGTGAAGCCTCGGAGCATCGCCAATCAGCTGACAGTAGAGCAAAAGTTGCCCGACTACTGCGTCTTGGTTTAGCGACTCTTTCCAGCCAGTCCAACCAAAGCCTCTGTTCTCGGCTCGTTTGAACTCTTCCGGCTGGGGCATTACATACCAGTAAAGGTGGCGGGTGTTCAAAGTGTAAATGTTTCCACTAGTACACTTCTCATCCGCTACCAAAGGAATCCCTCTGAAATAGAGTGAGTTGAATCCTTGTCCTGCCGCTGGGCCGTTCTTTTGGAACTCGCCCCCTGGGGTCAGCATGTCGTATCCGCTAAAGGATAGGTTATGGGTTACAGTCGGAGTTAGAAGTGCCTCGTAAATTGTGAATACCGCTGGGGTAGTCACTAAAAGATTCGGCTTTTCCGTTCCAACCTGTGCCGCATCAACATCTGCCGCCAAGTTCGCTAGGGACAAAGAACCAGACTGAGCTGTTCTCGTTCCTCTCCAGTTGGTGTATGTGGTTCGAGAAATACCCCCGAATGTCGTGACCGAAGTCGTGTCATCTGTTTGGGCAACCAATCCGAGTAGTGCTTTAGAATTGTTTCCTGTCCCATCTCCGTAAACGTCCGTTCCCATATCTTGGCGAAGAGCTTCTGCGTAGATGCTTAATGTGGAAGCAACCAAATCCACTACTGCGGCCTCACCCCTATTAGCGGCCAATTCAATTCCAGAAAGTGGGATTGAAGCGGCATACTGTGAAGGGTTGAATGAGGCTTGCTGAGTCGGGGTCTCGGCAGTGGTTGAGAATGAATCAAAACCGCTGTAAGAACCAACATTCAGCAACTGGCCACTCATTAGGTAGACGGGAACTCTGATTGGAGTTCCGCCACGCCATGTTCGAGGGCTTCTCGAAAGAATCGCTGTCAACACGTTCCCTGAGTAGATGTTGTCTGTCATCGCAGGGAAGAATGTGTCCTGAGTAATATCAGTGACACGCTGTGTTAAAGCTGGCATAAATCTGTATTATTTAGTTTTTTTCAACGACCTTTTACTTAAGGCCGAACTCTCTGATTTTGTCGTGGGCCAACTGACCCAATGATTTTCCTCGGTCTGTCTCTGGGTTGTAGCCCGTTGAAGACCCTCCTCCTTCGTTTTCTGGGAGACCTGGCTTTTTCTTGATGTCGGCTTTCGCCTTATCGGTAGCCTTGGCATCAATGTCGTTAAGTTTCAGGAATAGTTTTCCTGCTCCCTCAACGCCCGTCGCACCATATCCGTCAGCCTCGTCTTTCAAGAACTTTACGAAGTCGGCTCTCTTAACTTCTGGGTTAAGAGCCAGAAAATCCTTTACTTCAGTTTCAAACTGGACAAGTTCTTCTTTTTCCTTTTGCTCCTTCGTCTTTTCTGTTTCAGAAAGAGTTTCATGGATTAGACCTTGTAAATACTTTTTAGCTTCCAGTTCTTGCTGCTGTTTGTCAGTTAAGGTGCCTTTGTCTTCTTTCTTTTCGAGTTCGGTGATTCGAGTTTCAAGAGCTTTCTTTTCCTTATAAACCTCACTAAAGCGGTCATAAGGAACAGTTTTCTCTTTCTGCTCGGTTTCGAGGTCGGATGCTTCCTCTTCAGGAGTTTCCTCCTGGTTTTCTATTTCATCCATGTCGTGTTTTACAAGTTATCGCCTTGGTTTACGCTTTTTTAATGAGGGGTGTCTCCTCACGCCCTTGATTTGTTTTTATTATAGCAAATTAGCTTTTAAGTTTGCTCGCCATCTTGCCGAGTTTCCCCTTCCGAGCCATATTGTAAGCTATCGCGGCGGCTTGCTTCACCTTAACCTTCTTGCCTTTTACACCCTCGTGCATAATCTTACGGATTTTCTCGGAAATCTTATGTTGCTTCGTTCCGTGTTTGCTCATTATACTTGTTGTGCTCCGACCATTTCATTTAGCGGTTCGCCCGCGCCGCCCGTCTCACCTGGAATGGGTGCTGGCTCGCCCCCGCCCTGGGGATTGGCAAACGCCCCCGTCATAAAGTCCTTCAAATCCTGGAGAGCGTCGGGTTGGTTGGCTAACTTCAGCATCTTGTAGAGGGTTTTCGGGCCGATAGCTTTATTCTGCCAGAGAATGATGGCTTCATCGTGAATCGTCACCTCATCCTTAGGGAGGGTGGAACCTGGTCTTACAATAAGGCGAACATCCTCAACCTTATCCTGCGAGAATTCCCTCACAAATCTTTTCCCGTCATCCCCTAGAATCGGGAAAGCCCGCTTATCGGTGTAGAAAAGTTTAATAAGCTGGGTCATATAGTCGGCGATGTCGTTCAACGCTCTCTCGACTTGGCGGGCGACTGAATCAACCCTCCCAAGGTCACCCTGTTTCAAGAGTTTGCGTCCGCCTAAAGTCTCCCTGCCCTCTCTCTCGCCTCTGGTCGTGGAGTGGAAACCCCAGATATTGTCAAACTCGTTTCTTGAAGATTCTAAATCATTAAACAGGTATGCGGGAACTTGCCCTGGGGCGGCGAACTGAACTTTAGTCGCCACATCCTTCCCGTAGAAAATCTTGCCTGGCTCATTGGTGATGTTGGCCACCTCCTCCTCGCTCATCGCATCAGAATCTATAAGAAGCGGCGGGTCAGCCACCTTGTTCACGATATCCTCAATTTGCCTCTTTCTGATATTTATATTGTCCTGGATGGGCTTAACCTGTTGAATGTAATCAGTATCCCCAATGATAGATTCCTTAGTTTGGAAAAGGGACTTGATAATGTAAGGCATGAGGGGAATCGCAAGGTGGTTCGCTTTCTCGTCATCAAACTTGTAAAAAGGATTCTTCTCTTTTTTGAGAATCTGGCTTCCCGCCCTCCACGCCACAAACTCATTCGTCCACACCTCCTGGACGCTAAAGGTGGCTCTCCGAACTTTTTCTGGCTGAAAAGTCCGCTGGACGAGATTCGCCCCCATCTTCCTCAGCTCATCGGCTTTCTCCTTCCCGAAGTAAATAACCGCCTGGTCGTATGAGATTTCTAAATCTTCTATGAGATACTTGAGGTCTTTGATTTCTTTTCCGTGCCGAGGAATACGGATTCTCTTCGGGTCAATTTCTATGAGTCCGACATCGTCATTCGCCTTATCCCACACAACCTTGAACACCCCATACCTCTTGATAATCATGTTGCGGATGAACCGCTCCATTTTCTCTTGGATCCCCAGCCGTTCCAGCTGATGGAGAAGGATGTCCTTCAAGTCTTCAGCGTTCATCTGGGCGACCTCAGCGTCGTCTAGCGAAAGGACTTCAATCTCGGGAAGGCGGGCGGTGACAATCGGAATCATCGTCTCCAACGCCATAAAGATTCTGTTTTCCACCGCCCTGGAAAACTTGCCGTAGATTCTCTGGACATCCGTCTGGATGCCCTTGTAATAGTCCTCGTTTATATCCCAAATCGTCCTTAACTGCCCGTAATAAGTTTCGGAATCTTTTTCCCAGTCCTGGATTTGGCGGAGCAGGTCTTTGTCCGAAATCCCAATGTCAAACTCCTCCTTCGCAGAGGGTTCGCCGATATTTCCTATCTCTTTTTCGTCACCCAACATTTAATAAATGTTTTTCCAAAACCTTGCCGACAGCTTCCTTATCGTAGTCGTGGACAAGCTCTTTCTTATACCTCGTAATGCGTTCTTTGCGTTTTTTAATTTCATTCTCATAATTTTCTTTTGCTTTTTCAATTCTATCATATTCGTCTTTGTAGAGAGTCCTGAATCGGGGGTCGCTGGGCTGGATTAGTTCCTTTTCCATCATCGCCCTCTGCCTTCGCAGTTTTTCGGATTCTCTAAAGTAGGGGTCGAGATGTTTTTCGGTAATCAATCTCATCAATTCTTCCCCGCACTTACACTTCGACACAAACTTTTCCCCACCGCCATAATAGTATCGTTTTTCGGCGGGCAAATCTTGGTCTAACTTACATCTTTTACACCAAAAAGAGACAATCATCTATCCAAGTAGATTACTTTCGTCTTTTTCTCCTCGAATATCGGCCTCTCGCCAGAAACGGCGGCGAAAACTCCTGGACGGACTTCTTTCATATGCCAAGCACCTTTTTTTGTTTCGATAGCCCTGCTTATAAGCTCTTTCTTGCCCCGAAACCCCCCCTTCCCGTACTTTATGAGGTAGTAGAGTCCGTAAACAATGGCATCCACCATATTATCCGAATCCCCGTGAGGGAAAGAAGTCAATTCTTCGTAGAGTTTTGGGTTTTGAACCTCCACCAGTTTCTGCTCGAAGAGGTGGACGACCTCCATCAATCTTGTGAACTTGTCTTTCGGTCTTTTGGTCGGCCCCACTCCCAGCTCCGCCGAAGAGATGGGGATGAAAATGCCCTGTTTTCGAGCGGCTTGGAGCAGAACATCCCTGTAAACCCTCTGAAAGGCCACTTCCTCCAGAATCACCCTTGTCGGCTCGTATCTTTTATAAATATCAATGATTCTTTCCACTTGTTCGGAAATCGGCCACCTTCCCGTCTCGGAATAGACCTCTTTGAAGCCCGTAATCCCGTCTTCGTCCCTGTATCTCCCGATTAGGACAAAAGCCCTCTCATCTGAACTTGTTTTCTCCGAAATGGCAGGGTCTACTGCCAAGACCAGAGAATCGAGCTTCCCTTTAATGGACACCCCATCCAACATATGGGGTTTGACGGGCTGGTCTTCAAGTGAGATGGGGTTGTTTTGGTACTCCGCCTCAAAAGCGTAAGTCCCCATCTCCTTTCTGAGGTTCTTGAGGTATTCCGTTGGGAATTGGGCTTCCCAAGTCGACTTCCCATCCACCAACGCTCGATAAAATCTCTTAGTAAACTCTTCCTTTTTTTCCAATTTAGCTATGAGGGCGAACTGATGAAGTTTCGTCCCGACATACAAAAGCCCCTGAGATGGTTTCAAGGCAGGCAGGAGTGTCCGGTAAAACCAATGCTCCGTTTTGTCTCTCTGGTCTTTGGAGTAAATGACCTCCTCATCTTCTAAATCATCGCAGATGACCATATCAGGGCGGAAACCCCGAATCTGAAACCCCCTTCCCTTAGCAGTAATTTGGACTCCATTACTTAAAATCAAAGTCCCCTCCGTCCATTTAGGAGACCTCATATCCCCGAAGTCCTTCAAGATAAGCTCATTGTTTTCAATCTCATTCCGAATTTTCCGCAAAAGGGATTCTGAAAGAGATATGGTGGCGGAGACGATGAAAATATCCTCCTTCTTAGCATAAAGAGCCAGCCAAAGAACAAAAAAGAAGGAACAATAATAGCTTTTAGCAAACCCTCTGGGAGCAAGGAACAACAATCTGTTTAGAGTGTCAATAGGGGTTCGTTCTTGAATTTTAGAAAAAATTTGTGTCGGTGGTAAATAGAAACTTCTGCCTTCCGTATGGGGGCGCACCCCCCCCTCCCCCTTCTGGTCTATACGCTTATATTCGCTCAATTCTACCCTCTGTGGTGAGCTTACCATCCTGCCTAGCATCTCTACCATCTCCTTATGTATCTCTGCGCTTTGGACTGTCTGGTGGGCTTTGAGATATGCGCTTATGAATGCGGGGAATGAGCGTTCGGCTATCCTCTTACGCTTCTCACTCACTAGTTGATCATATTCCTCTATGACTTCTCTCCTATTGCGGGGCATCAAGCAGCTTGAGTCGCTTCATTTCTTCTTCTAGTTCTTCTAAACGGGTATCAAGATCTTTGTCGGACATATTAAGGTTATAGTTTGCTCTCTTTTCAGGAGCGTATCCTCCTTTTACTTTGATAGCCATATCAACTGCGGCGTTGCTTGCTGGGAGGTTTTTATTTTGTTTAGCGTTGCGTCGAATTATCTTACCTATGTCATCATCATTGAGCTTATTCTCCAATGCTTCCTCTAATGTCTTCTTATAATAAGGTTTATTTAAGTATTCATTTCCTATTACAGCTGCGGTTATCGTGCTATTTTCTTTTGTCATATCTATATCAAAGTTTCTCCTGGCGGCTTCTGCTCCATTGAATCCGCTCTCTATGTAATCTCTTACAAAGCGAGGGGCTTTTCTCTTTGTCTTCGCTAATACTTTAGGTTCGGTCATTTATTAGGGTTTCTATCTTCTTCTTCTGGTCTGATCGTCTTTTTATCAAATACCTTTATCTTCTTTGCGGGCAAGCGAGCTGATAGATTATCAAGGGTATCCTCTAAAAGTGCCTTAGCGGTCAATTTTGAGCTATCTTTTAAGAGGCGGGCATAGGCATAACCCAATAAATACGCCATTATCGCTAAAATTGCCGTTTCTAAAGTTATTAACATATCCTATTGTTTCTTAACAAGCCGTTTGATATAATAGCCATAGAGGGTGAGGCGGGCGTTAAAGTCCAAGCTCTATCACTAGCTTAATTATAGCATATTCAGCTGGCAAGCTCGCCCCTCTCCTCTAAAGGTCGGGAAAATAAATAATACAATGGACGAAAAAACATACGGAGCATTAAGACGGATTGTGGATGAGGTCAAGGAGAAGCGAACAGCCGAGTGCTTGAATAAGTATTGTGTGGTCAATCACATAATCGGCGGGAATGATATTGACTTAGTGGAATCGTGGATTGATGAAGTCGCAAAAGAATACTTAGATGGTAAATAACATAGCTTACACAGCAATTACGGTGATTCTCTTGTATCTCTTAATTACTGCTTTTGCTCTCTACCAGGCACTTTTTGAGGGCAGGACCGGGAGCTGGGAGGTTTGGGGAATGCCGTTGAGGTGGATTTTAGGTTAAAGGTCGTTAAATAACTAAATTAAGATGAAGTGCGAAAAGTGTAAAAAACCGATTAAGGAGAATACGGACCGCAATATGAGATATTGTCAGGGTCATTCCTTCTTTAGCGAATTGACTGGCGAGGAAGGAAGTATCAAGAAGCAATGTAAATGTCCGAAAGGTTATCACGATTTATTTGTGGAGTGTAGAGGATACTAAAGGTCGTTAAATAACTAAATTAAGATGAGAAATCTAACAAGACAACAGAAAAAGATGCTTTTGGAGTGGGCCAATAAGGAGTTAAGAAAGCCATATATGTTTGACAGGGTTGAAGAAATGGACGCTGATACCTACGAGGCGATTGAGGCCCTTAATCCTTGCGAAATCTTCTACCAGAATGCTAATCACTATCTTGAAGGATTAAGTGCCATTTATAAAGACGGGCTATCTGAACTTGGCATAGTGGGCTGGAAGGAGAATAAAGCATAGCCGTTGCCTCCGCTCTTTACTTATCGCAACGGCGGAAGTTGAGGGCGGAGAGGAGCGACTAGCTCTAGCTGGACTTGAAGACCGCTATATTAAAAAGCTCACAAGTTGGTCGGCGTGAGTGTCGCAATGAAGCGGACTTGTAAAATCCGCCGCACTTCCGAAGTCGGGGAAGGAAATACTACATTCTAGGTCGGTTTATCCCTTCCTACTGGGTTAAATGCTTCCGCAAGGCACAAGGTTTAACCCGGAATGGAGCGGATAAGCTCCCTCGCTATCGAGGCGAGTGATCGCCTCTTGCCAGTGAGAGGTCTTTAACAAAGTGAGACTACCAACGATAAAAAGTTATTACCGTTATTCCTCAAGCAATTACGGGGCGAACGCCTTAGAGGTAAACTTTGAGGGATTGATTCTATACTTCTCCTACGATACCGTTATTGCTTTTCGAGCCGATGATGGACTAGTCATAAGAAAAAACGACTGGTCTACAACCACTGGCAAGCATCTTAACGCCATAAGCGAAGACAAGGAGAGACGAATAAGCGGAAAAGAATTTGAAGAGAAGCTAAACGAAGTACTAACTAAGAAAGGATTGAGTCAAGACTAGGTAAAAGCATAAGCAGGGCTAACGCCCTTAATAAGCTAAGGCAAAGACCGTCAATATCACTGGCATTGGCGGTTTTTTGTTTACCTAGTGGATCGCTCAAGGCCAAGACGAGGCACAGACAATATGGGAAATGAGGCCTTGAAAATCTAAAATAGGGCTATTTTCAATCTAGGTTGGCCGCAGATTTGAAGCGATGCTCTAACAACTGAACCCAGCGAGGTCAGAACTCCGCAAACTTTCTATAATAACTGGCGTTTTAATTTTTCTAGTTTTTCTGCCCAATAAAATCTATCTGCTTGAATGGATACTTTTGAGCGGGTTTTCAGAGCTTTATAGCGGGCGGGGTATTTTATTCTGAACCAGTCAGTCATCTCCAGTGGATTTTTATGCCAGCTTGGTTCTTTGGCGTTCCAAGTCCCTAAATGGTGGGTAAAGCACAAACACAATATGTTATCTATATCAGCGGACATTGACCGATATATTCCTTCACTAAATATATGGCTACCGTGAGTTTTTACTTGAGGTTCGGACTTTCCACAATACTCGCAGGTAAATCTATTCGTTTTTCTTACTATCTTCTTGGCTAATATGACACACTTTTTTCGCAGAACTTCTGCTGGATTCTTGCTAACTCGTTTTAGGGGTGTTCGCTTCATCTTTCTTATATCTTCTCCACCTAATAGGCGGATTTTCTCCCAACTCCCGATATTTTTTCCGCAGGATTTTAGTTCTCTTTCCGCTCATCTCAATAAATCATTATCTTTAAAAACTTGGTATAGTCCTTCACTAATTCTTTTAACTGTATCTTCTTCTAACTTCTTACTATTATAAATCTCATCAACAGCATGAAGAAGCTCGTGAATAAAAGTCTCCTCTATTCCAGTTCTTCCTCTCTTAGCGCCGTTTACATCAAAAGGGGTTATAAAAATAATTCTTTGGTAGTGGTCGCATAAGCCAAGTAAATCACTCCTCTCAACAAACTTGTGATCTTCTTTTACCTTGTAGGTATGCCCGCCGATTTTAATTTGCTTTGGTATCTTCATAATCATTAAAAATGTCCGCTTCCGACCCATTTACATTTCGGACATCTTAATTGTCTTTGAGATGGATTCGAAGTCAGGATAGTAGTAGTGTTTTCTTCCAACTCGGCGCCGCACCTATCACAGACGACTCCAACTTTTCTCCATGCTTTTTCCAGTTCCTGGTTATAGTTCTCCCAAAACTCTTCTTCGTGTTTTTTTAGTGTTTTCATATCATTAAAAATGTCCTAAAAACCTTAAAATATCTTCCATAAATATCTTGAGAGAAGACTCCATAATTCTTATACGAGTTTTCCCACTTTCCTGCATTTCTATCGAATCCGCAAATCTTCTTAATCTATCGGCTAAACTGCCGTTATGTAAATCAAGCATATCTATCATCATTCCTTCCTTGAGGTCGGTAAAGTCCAATTTTATTATTTTCTTCTTCTTATCCATATAGTGTATTTTTTCTGCCCACATATTTACCCTTTACCTTTCATTCTCTTTTTGATTGGGGGATTGATAATCAAATTTATCTATACTCATAATCCCTCCATCCACTCCCTCTGCCTCCGAGCGACTTCTAAAAGGATAGCGTTTTTAACCACTTTTCTCCCTGACTCCATAACAGCATCATCTACACTTATTTTTTCTAATTTCATCGCTGTTTCCTCAATCATCTTTTGGAGTTCGGACTTCACAACCTCACTACATACTTTCATCATCAACCTTCCGTTGTTACTTGCAGGGTCAAACTCTCGTGTCTCGGTTCTCGTCCTCTTTTTAGTTTTCTCCGCCTTGACCCTTTCCGAGTGCCACTTCTTCAATGCCCCTACGATAACGGGGTCTCCAGAAATCACCGCATTTTTACAATAAGGACAGGTTATCCAAGAGAGAAAGTCCACTTTCCACTCTGCTTTCTTCTGTTTCCCTAACTTCACATCAACTTTTAGCCACGCATTCTTTTTCTTTTTCATTTCCCCATATTATCTTCTCCGTAATAAGGGATAGCTTCCAGTCCTAATTCCTTGTTGAATTCTTCTATGTAACGTCCTTCTTTTCCCATCTCTCTAAATTAACACTTCTTGCTTACTCTCGACCTTTTACTTTACTGCTCTGCCCGCTTCTGTAATCGGTAACCCGTCTTGCCCTAGGGGAACGTAAATTATCTGGTTATTAGTCCTGTCTAGCGTCTGAACCCACAAGTAGCGAATGTATGCCTCGGTAATTGAGTCCTTGATAATGTTATTCGCTTTAGCTATTCCCTCCGCCCTAACTACTTCCGATTGGGCGTTAAACTCTTGGGCATGTAAGTTGGCTTGGGCATTTACAATCTGGACTTCTCTCTCAAAATTAGCATGTCTTAATTGAGCTTTCCCCGCTTGACCTGCCCACCAAACCCTTATCATGGGATAGCCGAACAGAAAGAACGAAACTACCAAAATTACAATGAGTGCTATCACCACTCCTATCTTTTTATCTTCCATTGTCTAAAATAATTTTGCTTCTGCGACCTTTTCTGGGCGGGGGATGAGTTCTGGGCTGTATCTGTATTCAACCGATCCCCTATTTATTCTCCGCTCAAAGATTCCTTCGCTGTGAAGTTCCCGCGCCCTACGACTACTATTACTGGCTTTAAAATTCAGCTCCATCGCCAACCTTTCTATTCTCCCGCCATTCACAAAGTTAGGAAATTCCCTATATACTAAAAACCTGATTTCTGTTTTAAGAGAGCGTTCGGTTTTCATCTTGATTTCTCATACATCTCTAAAATCTGGTCAAACACTTCAGGGCTTCTGAACCAGCCGAAGAACTGGCGATAAAATTCTTCTTCTTCCCAGCCCCTCTCCGAAGCCGCACCCATCAGCAATCGCCTATTCTTAACGCTCTCGGCAGTTTTATCCTTAAGCGAGGCAGTTTTACCTTCTTCGTTAATTATCTCTCCCATAATCGGTTTGAACTTATGAATGAGGTCGAAAGTGCCATCAAAATTAGGTTTCTCGTTCACCCCGTTTATCGTGCCTTCAATCAAGAGCTTATAATCGTGGGCGTTTTTGAGGGTGAAGGGAAGGTTAAAACTCCCCGTCAACCTTAAAACATTTTCGTTGATTACTTTCTCAGACATATTTTTTTCCGAGTTTCAGGAGTATGTTTTCTTCCCTTAAAGCTCATTTCTTCTTTTCCACTTTAAAACTTATCGGGGTAATCCGCCTCTTCGTCTCCAGCCTTTAGAATGCCCTGCCCCAACCAATAATCCTTGTAAGAACGACCTCCCTGTTTGGATTGTGCCTCGCCCAGATACTCAATCGCTACCATTTTCCCGATAGCCACATTGGCAAATTTCGTATCAAGGACTGTGGAACCCCACACACCCACTTTAGCTGTTCCCACCTCCAGCACATAAACATTAGAGTTGTTCTTGCCTACGCCTGTTTTTTTCTCAACATAGCGGCCTTCAATGCCGTCGCCTGGAGCTAACTCTTGGTCTTTCTCCGGCCAAGTCCTATCCACATCCAATCCGCCGCTTACTTCTTGGTATTTATTTTTGTCTATCATTCTGTTTATTTTAATTTATTTAATCTTTCTATTTATCTTTCCAGAACCTATCTCGTATAAGAGGAGCACACTTCAAACATACTCCCATAACAGCAATCTTTCTTCCTTCTTCAGATTCTATCTCTAAATTAGGGTCAATATTCTCGAAATCAAGGCTGACCCCGCAATCAAAGCAAGTATTATTTTTAATTCTCAATTTTCCTTCCATCTTCTATCTCCTTATTTTCTTCGTCTCTTTCTTGCCGACCTTTCGCTGTTTTACAATTCCCGCAGAATTTTCCCCTATACGGGGCTTGTTCGCCGCAATGAAGACAGACATTTATTTCGCCTTTTATCGGTTTCATTCCGCTAGTTATTATGCTTACTTCAGTCATTTTTGTATTCGTCTTTTAGCTCTTTATTTTTAATTCGGGCTTCTTCCTTGGAACTTGCTTTCCACTTCTCGACACTCTTAAATCCTGTAATAGTAGGCAGATAATTTGACCACTCGACTTCCCAGTTGGGTGTCCAGCACCCTTCGATAACTTGTTTCTCCTTATTATATTGGAAATAAAGTTTCTTTCGAGGGTCAAAAACGACACTCTCCGGTTTTGGGGGTTCGACACCCTCCTTAATGTATTTAGTCATTAACACCACATCTTCTTCCCATTTTTCATTAAGTTCCTTGTCATCCAAAAAGACAGGAAATTCAGCCACAGTCAAGTCATCCTTGCTAATATAGAGTATCCTGCCTTCCGGCAGATTAGTTGCCTTCATTCCCGTCAAGCATTGAAATTGATGATGCGGATATGCTTCCCGAAGATAATCCTTTTTAGCCCAAAAGACTTGCGAGTTGACGGATTTAATCTCGTAAAGCAAATCACCCAGCCCCTCGGGATATTTTTCAGACAGATAGCCGACCAACGCTTTAACAATTCTCTCAAAGACGGGAAGCACCGAGAACAACGAGTTGACTTCTATCTCCGCTTTTATCTTTTCCCAATCAGGTTTTCCTCCAGCAATAAAATCCGGCTTAACGGAAACTTCTAAGTGAGTTTCATCGGGTGGCAAGTTATACCATTTGTTATCATGTTTGAGTAAGCCAGATGTAATCAACACATACCCAATCATTCTTTCAAAGAAGTCTCCTGCGGCAAACTTTCTCAAAGTCCGTTCATCGTAATCGAAATCGGGTTTTATCCCCCTCATTTTAAGCCACCTTTCGTAATAATGTTTTCCTATCTCCGAAGCCCAAATTCTATTCCTCGGCTCAAGTCGTCTCTCTTCTCTTCTTAGAGTAAGTTGAGTATTCCAGACTTCTTCAACTGACCACTTATTGTTTTCGCTTATTTTCTTTGTCATTTCCTCTTTTTATCAGAATTAGTCGTCTACAATTTCCCCTTCCACTATTTGATTTTCGCTTAGGGTGATTTCGCTATATGTGGGAGTAAATCTTCAGGTGTCCATTCGGCTCTGGCCTCTCCCAACTGCTCCCAGAACTTACCCGCCGCTTCCCAGAGATTCTTTGCCTCTACTTGATTCTCGTAATCAGGGGCTTCGCTGTGGGATTTGATATAGATGAGGTAGGTGTCTTCTTGTAATCCCATCACCTTCGCAAGTTCCTCCTTTTCCTCTAAGGTCAGCCCTCGACTTAACGCCTTCTGCGACAACTGCTGACTTCTCAAAAAATTCTCGAAAAAAATCTTGTAGTTCATAATCCCGCTAAAATACTTACAACCAAAAGAAACATCAGCCACAATCCTACCCCCAGCTCCTCAAAATCTTCACCTTCCGTTGCCCAAGTCATATTTTCGTCTTCAGCTATTATCTTCATCTTGGTTTTGTTTTTCCGACCTTTATCTACTGCTACCTATTATACCATATCATACTATTACCCTTCTGTGGATAACTCTATTACCCCTATTTTACCCATCTATCGGCTTTTTTACAAATGGCTATTATCCTCGCTTTGGTAAGTCCATAGATTTTAGCTATTTCTAGATAGGAAAGACCCCGTTTTCTCTTTGCCACTATTGCCCTATTTCGCTTTGTTTCGGCTTTCGCCATATTACCTCATCTTAACTAAACCTGTATCCTTTGTCAAGTTCTTCCGTTTTAAATACATAAAACTAAATCAACTAGCGATTTGTGCCGCCCTATTAAAACTTAAATGGGCGGCTTTTCTTTTAACCAATTTATAAAGCCGTCAAAATCCCCCTTCCATAACTCCCTCTTCCCCTCAATCTCGAAAGTTCGCTCTTCCACTGTATCTGCGAGATATTCCTCGTATAGCTTTATTAGCTCTTTTTTATCCATACCATCTTTTTGCTTATTTAACTCCTCGTATCTCTTTTGAAGGCATTCATCACAAACCACCGCCTTGCCTTTAATTTCTTTCAAATGCCTACATATCTGGCAGATTTTTGCCGCCATAATTTTCTCTCGCTCTTATGGAGTTGGAGGGGCGATATACTGAACGGGTTTTTTCTCGCATACCTTCTCTGGTGTCAGAGTGGCTCCAGCGAAGCAAGTTTCACCTGCTCTAGCCAAGTTTTTGTTTAATTGTCTCGGCTTCACCGCCCTTTTCTTCTATCTGTTTTTTTAGTCTTTTAACTCTTTCCCGATATTTTTCAATAAATCTATTTTTAAGAAAGTAGGGATTAAACGGAGAAAACAGCTTACTATTTTCAAGGTCAGAAATAACTTTTTGAAGCTCTGAAATATGACCGACTAGGTTATCCCTACCTCTCTCCCTCATAATTTCTCCAAATACTCCCTCTGCTTTTGTATAAACTTCCACATTCTCATTGTTCTCCCACTTTAGCCCACCCGTCCCTTTTAGGGGAGTTATTAAACTTATCCACAGGTTTATTAACAGCGAAGCCCGAAGGGCTTAAAGATTTCTTGGTATTAGAATTAGAATTAAGATTAGAATTAGAATTAAGATTAAGATGCAACAAGCTGGGGTCAGACTGTACCCAGTCTCTCATCTTTTTAGGGGCTTTATTAAAGCCTAATTTAATACCTTTTAACACACTTGGGTTCAAAGTTTGATGTCGAGTGAAGTTTTTTATGGCAATCCAGCCATTTTTATAGAGAACTCGCTTATCTTTTTCAAATCTATTCAGTATTTTTATAGTCATTTCATCTTCAAATCCTGTCTCACGGGAAATAATTCTTAATGGTAGTTCATAAATACCGCTTATATCCGTATGTTCGTTAGTAAGCAGGTAAAGAAAGAGATAACGCTCAATCGGGTCAAGAGTAAGAATCCAGCCATCAGACCAGAACTTTGTATTTATTATTCGTTGTTTCGCCATCTAAATAAAAAACCCGTCCGGTTTGGAGGGCGGGCGGGTTTCTTATGTTTCGTTAGCCCTCCACCTAACCAAACTACCTATATTAAATACTACTTCCCTAAAAAAGTCAAACCCTAGATAGCTGGGGATAACTCAAGATAGTGCTTAGAGGCGGGATTTGTTATATAATGAGTTGATGGAATTAATGATAAAAGGTTATTCCATCCTGCTTGATGAAGAAGACTATCAGAAAGTTAATGAGGTAAATTGGTCGCCTTCATTCCGAGGTAGGAAAGACCCAAATAAACGTTATTTCGTAGGAAACGTTAAATTATCAGGGAGAAAACAAGAGTTTCTACATAGATTTATATTAAATGCCCCATCGTATTTGATGGTAGACCATATAAATGGTGATATATTAGATAACCGAAAAAGCAATTTAAGATTCGCAACGAGGAGTCAAAATCACGCTAATACCCCTAAGTATAAAAGCAATAAAAGTGGCTATAAGGGTGTCTGGCTTCAGAGAGAAAAAAGGAAAGGGAAAAAAGCGAAAGATAGGTGGATGGCAACTGCTACTTATCAAGGAAGAACAATTCACTTAGGAAGTTTTAAAATTCCGAGTGAAGCCGCAAAGGCTTACGATCAATTCATCTTAGAAAAGTTCGGAGAGTTCGCAAGAACTAACTTCTAGACGCAAAAACCCCGCCTTTATAACACTCCTCCCCCTTTGTTTTTAAGAAGTTTCCTTCTTGAGGGACGAACTGGACGAGGTTTCTGCAAACCCAGATTGTTTCTATCCCAAGCTGGGTGGGTATAAAAGTAAGGGACACCTCCGATAGATGGAATGTTCCCTCATAAGGCAAGCTTTACGGCTTCGTAGCTTTTTGGCATAGATAGTCCAAAGAACTGCCCATGCTTTTGGCGCGCCTGGCCGTGAGGGGGCTTTCGCCCCAGCTTGCGAAGACATTATAGCATCTCTAAAAACCGGGGTCAAGAGTTTATCTTTTAATCTTCTGGGAAGTAATTTTCGTTACTAGGAGGAGCCATCTCCTTATCTCTCGGCCATTCCCCCTTTTTTAGGAAGTAAGATTCTTCCTCGCTTGCGGCGACTTTTGAGTATTTTTCCCCGAATTGGTTAATGATTTCTGCAACTCTTCGCAGTCTCCAGTTCGGATGTTCGTATCTAGCGTTCTTAATGAGGTCTTTTAGACCTTTGCGTCGCTCCGCATCAGGGATAGAGGCATCTATGATGGTGAGAATCTTACCTAAAAAGTAATTCTCGCCATCAACCATCTCTCTCTGAATTAAATCGTATAAACGCATTACTGGACTTATTTTTGACATTTCTTTTCTTGACTTTATTTACTCGACTTGACCTGACCCCAGCTATCAAAGAACGACTTATTTATACCAAACTTTCTCTCTAGAGTAAAGGGGAGGGGATGGAGTCAAGGCGTTTTTGGGCGATTTCGATGTAAGAAGGATTAAGTTCTATCCCAATATAGTTTCTCTTAAGTTTCTTAGCGACTATGGCTACTGTGCCACTTCCCATAAAGGGGTCAAGGACTACTCCTGCTTCCCATCCAGCGTTGTGTCCGCAGTCGGTATATTTTCCCGTGAATTTTACATCCCACTCAAACTGTTCCCCTGTTCTGGCGAAAGCCGCAGGTTGATAAAACGGGTTTTCGGTATCTACGCTTTCTCTGGCCGCCCCCTTATGTAATTTATGGGAGCGAATGTTGATTTTCTCTTTTTCATAAATCTTCTCCCTCGCTACCCCACATTTCTTACAAATCATCTCTGGACAGCCCGCTTTAATAGGAGTTATGACTAGATCTTCAGGGAAGGTGGCAAAGTGGGCTTCGGGGAAAGGTTGAGTGGGGATTTTCCAAACCGTTCTTTTATTGCGGCCCAATGGCAATTTTATTAGATTATCCATTCCTCTCTTATAAATTCCCTCACTTTTAGTATTATTTTGAGATTTTCTATAATTAAATTTCATATCTACTTGCGGCTCATACTGCGGCTCAAACCAATACTTCTTACTTTTTGAGAAAAAGAATATCGGCTCGTAATCCACCGTAAATCTGTCTTTTACCGAGGAGGGCATTACATTTGGTTTGTGCCAGATAATCGTGTTGCGGAGAATCCATCCCTGTTCATCGCACATTCTAATCGCTAATCGAAAGTTTTGAAAGAGAAGGGATTTTTCATAGCCGACAACTCCCGATTTACCCTCTTTCTGCCAATTTTCATTAGTTTGTGTTCCCCGATTTGTTGATTGCTTGCCACTTCTTATCCCTGCGCCGCTTCCCGTCCCATAAGAATCCCCATGGTTAAGCCACATAGTCCCCGTCTTTTTAAGAACTCGCTTTAGCTCAGCGGTGATGGCGAGCATTCTCTCAAGATATTCGTCTAATGTTTTTTCCAAACCGATTTGCTGATCTATTCGTATCGCCCCGCATTTGAGGCATTTCCCTTCCAGTATTTCACTGGCATGAATAATAGATTTTGAGTTTCCCCGTCCTTCTGCCCCCGTTTGGTGAAACTCCCTCTTCTTTTTTCTTTCAGCTTCGTGTTCGCAATTTTCATCTCCGCCTTCCCATTTTGCTGTTCCGTAATCCCGAAGTCCGTAATAGGGCGGAGAGGTAATAATACAATCTACGCTTTCATCAGGAAAAGTTTTTAGAACAGAGAGAGAATCCGCACAGATTATCTTATTGAGGGGGAGTTCCGACATTATAAAAGTTTAATCCAATTTTTCTTGGAAGCGTTCCAATCTCTCGTTCCATTTTCCCCGAACAAATATAAAGCATAATCTATATTCCCTTCGGGGGTTTTAATGTCCATTCCCAGTTCTTCCGCTTTTTTAATATGGATGTCTCTGATTTGAAAAATCCCGTAATCCCGGCCGTCTTTATAACCTACTAGGACATTTCCCTCCGAATCATACTGCCTCCAGCCCGATTCGGCTTCAGCAATCGCTCTCATCTTAGTAAAATTGGCCCAAGACGAGCTTTTTTCATAAAGATAGAGCTTATAGCGTTGTTCTGCCGTTAGCTCAATCTGGGGCGATTTAGAGACACTTGGGAAGAGGTCATAGGGGAAAATCTTAACCTGCGTATGGTCGAAAATCCACTTTACCGAGAAGAGGATTGCGAGAAGAATGAGGCAGTAAATTAGAACTTGTTTTTGTTGCGATGTGAGTTTAGCCAAAACTTGCTCTCGGTGGGGCGGTTAAAAGTCTGAAAGCTGTCGGTTGAGCCGTATTTGTCATTATTTAACTCGACACCTTATTATACTATCTCGGAGATGGGGACAACTTTCTTTTTACCCGTCTCGTAAAAATCCATATCATCCCAAAACAATGGGTCGAGAGAGAACCCCTCTTTATCATTGACATAAGTCGTCTTACAAGACATCGAGCAAAAGCGTTTTTTCAATTTACTGACAGAATAGGCGATTTGCCCCTTCCTTATTAGGGTTTTACATCCTGAGCATCTCCTATTTTTCCTACTCCGTTTAGCCTCCATTTTTGTCAAGGGCTTTTGGAGTGGATAACCCACCTTTGAAAAATACTTGAAAAAAAGTTGGGTGTCTAGTAAAACAAGATTTAAATGAAAGTTTGGGGGAGACTCGGTTTTTCGTCATTGATGAGGGATTTTTGGCGAGAATCCCTCAAAACTCGGTAGTCTGCGGTTTAGGACGTCTAACGTCCCTTACCTCAAAATTCGGTAGGCCTTCTTCGGAGGGCAGCCTCTTTTCACCAGCTCGCAAGCCCGGTGAAGGTCAATCTCGGTATGGAGAGCGATGATGACGGCTAACTTTTCAGGATAACCGGCATTCACCAGCTCTCCTATCCGCCAATCAAGCACTTCATACGCCTCGTCCAGCGACTCCTCTTCGTCCCGCTTTGCGGTCATCACTTGCCTCCTTAGAAGGAATCTGCTCGGCCGCTTCGATTTCTGCTTCCTTCTTCTGCTTCGCCTTCTCGGACTGGAATACTTGTGTTTCCGATAAAGATGGATGTGTCGAGCCATCGAGGTCGAGCCACCCTTTCTCGTAGAGGTAGGAGGAAAAGAGAGTGAGTTGTCCAATCATTCCTTCTGCTCCATTCCGCACTTCTGGCAAACCAGCCTTAGCCCACTCTCGTTTTTGAAGACGACAAAGAGGTAGGCATCACAGCGAGAGCATCTTAAAATGTCAGAGGTATTCACTTTCTCTCCTTTCTGAAAAACAGGATGATACAAGACGGGATGGAAAAGCCGAAGTTGCTCCACGAGTCCTCCTAAGGAACAGTTCAGGGACAAGCTCCCTGAAGGAGACAAGGACTATAAGAGATTATTAAATTTTCGTGAAATCGGTCTCTCGTCTTCGCCTCCTTCAGCGAAAGACGGGACATTACGCCCCGTCTTTAATTAAGCTTCCCCTTCTACATCTTCCTCTCCAACTGTTTCTTCGTCTTTTTCTTTTTCTTCGCCATCTGATTCAGGCTCTTCTAATTCTTCTTGTGAATCTGCCATAGTTTTTCTTGAAGGTTATTCGACCTTTAGGTTAATCTTATCTTCTATTTTCTATCCGTAAAGAACTCTTTTACAGCGTAAAGGATTGTGTTTGCTATCGGAACGTAAGGCAGAAATTGAGAGGGAATGTCTATGACTTGAAGCAGGTCAAGGAGAAACACGACCACAGCCGACCCTACGCTCCACCCAAAAACCTTAAGAGTGCTTTTTACTTCTGGAGTCCTAAAACTTAATGGTCTTGACATATCTTTATCATTATTAGCGACCTTTCAATTCAAAAATCTTTTTATAGATTTCCAATATCTTTTGAAGTATCCCAATTTTCCTCTTCATCTCGGCTACTACTTCAGGAGCAAGGTCTTTGAAAATCCAGCCCTCGTAAACTTGCGAGGCATAGTTTGCCCCGAAATAGCCATCTCCTTCTCTTCCCCAAGTCGAGCCAAAGGAATTTCTGAAATAGATGTAGTTCTCATCATATCCGTAAGCCAAAATAGCGTGGCCTGAAATTCTCACTTTTGGCGGACGAAGAGGCAAAATATCTGCTTCCTGCCAAGACGAATTGCCGTTCGGAGCAGTCCACCATTCATTGCCAACATGAACTCCTAGAAGAACCAATCCATTCTCATAGATGGCTTTTTTAATCCCGTCAAAGGATAAATCGTTCAGAGCCACATAAGATTTTACTTTTCTGTCTTGAGCTACCCTAAAGGATTCCGAGCTTATAAGGAAAGCATCTTTGTAAAGTCGTTTGTCCAACTCAATGTCATTCGGGTGTTGGGCGTTATCGCAGACTCCATAGAGTTGGGCTTCTTTGAATCCTTGTCGGTAATAAGTCCCCTCTACTTCGGGGATGCCGTCATCTCTTTTACAAAGAGCGTAGATGAACCTCGGAGAGTAATCAAAAGAATAAGCTCCATCATCTTGAGCCATCATCCCTGACGCGGTGGCGTGGCCTATACAGGAAGGTTGTTTCCCTTGATAGAGAACAGGTAGTTTGGAAATGTCGGTAAAGTAAGACGAGGGGATAATTTCAGCCGCCCCGACTAATTTAATTACTCGGTCGAGTTTAAAGTCTCTCTTATCTTTAGGGGAAGGAACTCCCCCTGTATTTACAAATGAATGGTTCATTTCCCTAAAAGTCCTTTAATCCAGACGGCAACCAATGAAGCAGTCGCTCCAACTATAAGGGAGATAATAGACGCTTGTCCAATCATCTTGTCCTGTTTTTCTTTGATGCCGTCAACCTTTCCCTCAATCCTGTCTACTTTTTCGTTGAGGGCGTCCCATGCTTCCTTTCTCCAGAAATCTCCATTATCAACCATCTCTTTATTATACTAAATGAGTTATCCCCAACGACCCGTTTGACTCTGACAAGCAGTTAGATTAGAATATAGGCATGAAAGCAAAAATGTTCGAGCGGGTGGAGGATTTGGACACCTACCTCCAGAATAAAAAGCAAAAAGATGTTCAGGTCTTTTTCAGGTCGTTCGTGGTTGGGGAGAAGTCGGTTAAGGGCGAAAAGGTCTTTGAGATAGTTGACCGATTTTTGGTTGTTGAGAGATGAAAGAAATAAAATTTAGAGCTTGGGATAAGAGAGCCAAAATGATGAAATTCGGCTTCTTTGTTGGGAGCATAGATGGGAAGGCAAGAGCCGTAGAAAGAATAGAACCTGTCCAATTATCTCTGCCTGATGACGACTTAAAACTAATGCAATTCACAGGTCTCAAAGACAAAAATGGCAAAGAGATTTATGAGGGAGATATATTAAGTTCAAAACCCCTGACAAAAAAAGAGACTGAAAGAATCGGAACCTCTAATAATATAGTAGTTGAATGGAATAAAGAATATGCTTGCTTTAATATAGGATACCCAGAATATGAGCATGAAATCATCGGCAATATCTATGAAAATCCCGAACTTTTGAAGTGAAACTTCGTATAGCAATCCTCACACCACTAGATAAGTGGGACAACTCCTACTCTCTTTGTTCGGTCATCCAATCCCAGCTAGTCGCGTTGGTTAAAAACGACTACGCCCCCGCTCTTTATACCTGTACTAATTTCAAAGACGACGAAAAAGTCCCCGAAGGAGTGGAGATAAGGAAAGACATCCCTGTCTTTCTTTACAAAGATTACTCCGACCACCAAGAAGTAGACGAAATTTGTCATCAAAACGCCGAGAAGGTTTATGAAGCTCTCCGAGAATCTCTAAAAGATATAGATGTGGTTTTTGAACACGACCTCCTTTTACAGGGATGGTTCCTCCCCCACGCTATGGCCATTCACCGAATTGCGAGGGAAACTTCTATCAAGTGGTTCCACTGGATTCATTCTGTCCCTTCGCCCAAACCCGCTGATATTAAATATCCTCATAATTTAAGATATGAATTACCGCCTAATTCCAAACTCGTCTACCTGAATAACCATGACATTCTGAAAGCCGCTGAAGTATACGGACTTTTCCCCAAAGATGTCCGCATTGTCCACAATGCCCTTGACCCCCGCCTCTTTTGGCCTCTCCACCCTTTAGTAAAATCTGTCATAGAAAAATACGACTTACTTTCAGCGGATTTTATTCAGGTCTATCCTCTTTCCACCCCCCGTGCTATGGGAAATAAGCAATTTGGGGTCGTTCTCGAAGTAATGGGACAGCTCAAGAAGATGGGGAAGAGTATTCGTATAGTCGTCCCTAACGCCCACGCCAACAATAATAGAGAGAAAGAAGAGATAGCGGAGATTTTCTCTTACGCCTCAAAACAGGGCATCAACGCTTCAGAACTCATCTTCACATCCCTCGAAGACCCGCCCACCTATGAGTTGGGTATTCCCCGTGAAGCTGTGTCGGACTTTTTCCGCCTCTCTAACCTTTTTATCTTCCCCACTACCTCCGAGAACTGCTCTCTTATACTTTTAGAGGCAATGCTGTCAGGATGTCTTCTTGTATTGAACGACAGTGTCCCCTCTTTAAGAGAGTTCGGGCAGGAGAACGCCCTCTATTTTAAGTTCGGCTCACAGGTCGAGAATGTAGAGTGGGATGACCGCCAAACATTTATGAGGGATGTCGCCAAAATAATCATTTCGGAGTTCAGCGTAAACAAGAGCTTAAAGGTCGCCAGTAAAATTAAAAGGGAGTTCAATTACGACTACCTATTCAGAAACCAGATTGAACCTCTTTTGTACGAGAAATGACCGAAGAAGAAAAGAAAGAAGTCATAAGAAAGCACTTCAGCGAGTTAGGGAAGAAGGGTGGAGGCATAACCTACAAAAAGTATGGCAGGGAATTTATGTCGAAAATAGGGAAACTGCCGAGGAAAAAGAAAACAAACTAATGGCTGTTAGATATTTTTGTGATATTTGTGAAACTGAATTAGGGAAGAACCCCGTAGCGGGGGCAAGCGTTGTCATAGCCGAAACTTCTTTCTTCAAGAAAGAGAAGGGAACACAAAGAACAGAACTAGGTTTCTGCGACACCTGCACCTACATCTTGAAAGAGAAAATCAACCAAATAAAAGATGAACGGAAACCAAAATAGGTGCGAGATAAATGGCAACTGCGACAAACCCGCTGTGGCAAGGGTCAAGTATAAAATGCCTAAATTCAAAAATCCTGCTTACTACAACTGTCGAGAACACTTTGAATCCCTAACAGAAGAACAGATAAAAAATAAGATTATAAGCTATGAAATCTTGTGAGCGATGTTCGGTAGAAATTCCTGACGATTTTCAGAACCTACTCTGCTCTGATTGCTATGGCGTGGTTGAGGCAGAAAACTTGCGTCTAAAACAGCGTGAATTGGAAGAACAGGAGGCAAGCAAGGAATACCCCCCACCCGAAGAAGAAGTCCCCGCAGAGAGCCAGATTGAGCCACTAACAACCACTTCTGCTGGGATAACCGACCCTAACTACCAAGAAAACCCCGAAATAGAGGACAAAGAGCAGTGGCTGACCAATATCAACCAATTTCAGCACAGCGGACACCTCCTCTACCCTCCGACAAGGATGATGTATGAGTTTGTGCGGGATGAAATGCTGAAATGGACGCAGGGAAGGATTCAATGGCCGAAATATATCTGGGGGCCTTTCGTAGTGGATGTCGGAAGCGGGTGCGGGGTCGGAGCAAACATCCTTTCCCAGGAAGCCCAGTTCGCTTGGGGGATAGACAAAAACGAGAAGTCGGTCAAATTCGCCACCGAAGCGTTCACCCGAAACCTAAATAGGTTGTATTATTCTTCCGAACTGAAATTTGATTGCCTTGACTTTATCAAAGATACCCGTGAGTTCTTAAAGTTCGACTTTATCGTAGCGATAGAAACAATAGAACACATCGCTGACTACCAAACATTCCTGACTAACTTGGTTAAAAAACTCGGCAAGCCCTCCTCTACTTGGTATATTAGCACGCCCAATAGAAATAATAAGACGATAAGCAACGAGCGTCCCGCTAATAAAGCTCACGTTAGAGAATGGACGAGCGAGGGATTTTGGGATGTTCTCTCGGAATACTTTAACAAGATAGAGTTTTTCAGTGCGGCAGGAGAGCCAACGGAGAAGTCGACAACTCACACACCAATTCTTTCAAGGTGCTCTGGCCCCAAATAAAACTTTCGGTGATTGTGCCGAGTAGAAATGAGTTCCCTGATGTGGCTTATACCTGTTACTCCATCATCCACGCCCTTGAAGCTGAGGGATATGATTGGCGGGACTACGAAATTATCATCGTAGACAACGCCTCCGACGACACCATTTTTGAGAAACCAGGCACGGGAGGGACGACAACCTACATGATGGGGAGGGGGATGTTCGGCCATAGGGTTCTGCGGGTCGTCCACTACCCGATAGCGGGAAACCACGCCGCCAGGAATAAAGGGGCGGAGGTGGCGAGGGGGGAGTATATCTTTTTCGTGGATGCTCATGTCGCCTTCAAGCCAGGGTTCTTTACTAATTTGATGAAAGCAGTGGACGAAAGCGGGGGGATAGTTCACGGAGCCAAACAAGACCTCGGAGCATACCCGCCCTTTGAGCGTTCTATGGGGTATGGCTACTCTCTTAAACTGGGCGAAGAGATAAGAGGGAATTGGAACAATTATAAGGTGGCAGACAGTTGGTTTTATGTCCCTGCCCAAGGACATTGGGGGTTGTGCGTTAAAAAGAAGCAATTCTTAAATTTCGGGGGCTACCCGAAAATCCACCGAACCTACGGAGGAGGAGAGTTCTACCTGAATATGAAATGGTGGATGTTCGGGTCATTGGTAGCCACCGAACCCCACGCCATCGGTTATCATCTGGCCGCCGCCCGCAATTATGGCTACGACCAGATGGATTATGTCCATAATGTCCTGAATATCTCCTACGCTTTAGGAATGGACGACTGGCGGGAGAGGGCTTACATAAACTATCTGCGGACAAAAAATCCCGAAAGATTAAAGTTCATAATGGAAGAAGGAGAACGGGAGATGGCAGAAGACAGGGCATTTATAGAGAAGCGGAGAAAATATACCTTCAACGAAGTCCTGGCGGAACAGCCCTGGGATAAGAAGAATATGGAAAGGCATGGGAACTCTTATGGGGCAATCACAATTTACCACGATAGTTGGCTGGAACTTTTAGAGCAAAGCCCGCTCGCAAAGAAAGCCTACGAAGAAAGCAAGTATCAGAAAGGTCTGGAAGAGTTCATCAATTCAAAAATGTCGGAGTTTGTATATCTGAGGAGATGAGTTTTGAGAAGAAAGCCACTATAGCATTCATCGCCTTTATATTGTTCTCAGTAATTTGGGTTCTATCCCATCCGGAACCTAGAACGGATGATTGTGAGTATGTGCCTGGGGCAGGAAGAACTTATGAGGTTTATTGTCCCTAGCGTTTAGACTTGGGGACGTAGGTCTTCTCAAAAGTAGCCACTTCACCTTTTCTCTCTAGTTGTTCGGTTAATTTTCTGGCTTCTTCTTTCTCTTGCCTCTTTCTTTCGGCCTCAAGGTTAGTTGTTTTAAAGTTGAAAGCAGTGAAGAGCCGAACAATATCAGCTTTGTCCTGGAAGTCCAATTTTCCCTCCTTTAAGAAGGAATACATAGCTGCCAGTCCGTCAACCGTAGTGGCAGCTGATAACCTTCCCACACCTAAAATAGATGTCCCTTGTTGCCAAAGCCACTTCCTCTCTGGGTCAACGGTTCTCTTGGTAAACTTCTTGCCTTCTTTTGTGGTGATGTCTTCCTCATAATAATCTAAGAATTTTTTCACTCCTTCAGGAAGGTTCTGGGCGAATGTCCCACTATCGTCTTCCTGAATAGGAATATCTCTAAAAAGGTTCTTGCCCGTAGCGAACTCAATCGGAGCTTTAATATATGGAGCCATCAAATTGAGGGTTGCCCTGAAAGGATTAGTTGTAAACTCGGTAGTCCTCTGAAAAAGGTCTTCCAATGGAAGGTCAAACCCGACTAGAAATGTTCTGTCATCTCCTTTCCTGTCGGTCATAATGCTCAGTCCCTGGGCAATCCAGTCGGGGGTAAATTCTTTTTCTTCATCAGTTGGGTCTTTGCCAAAGATTGTGTTTATAGTTTCAATAGCTTTGGCTATATTTGTCTGCTTCCCTGGAGTAGTAAATAGTGCTTTAACTTGTAAGGCGATGTTCTTCCGTGTCCAGGTGTAAAAAGGGATAGCTCTCCGTAGAACATCTTTCTCAAATAAAGAGAGGTTGTCGTAGTCAAAAAGGAATTGTTTCGAGTGGCCAGCGGCATCTTCAAAATCTAATCCTCTCCGAAGATTGGTAATATAGTTCACCACCCTCGCCTCATTCTCTATTCTCCGACCTATCTTTCTGCCTATATCAAATGGGGTGTTGCGGGCTATCGCTTTCTCCGAAAGTTGCCTACCGACATCAGTTCTAGCCAAACTATCCTGGAATACTTGGTTTGCTTTCATCTCCTTGCGAATAGTGGAGTAAGCGATTTGTTCACCCAATTCGGTGGTTAAAAACCCGTCAGAACCTGTGATAATCTTGACGGCAGTCGAGTGAGTAGCGGGGGAAAAAGCATTTACCCCGATATCTAAGAAATTCTGCATTACATTGGAGATAGCGTTCCTAAAATGGAAGGCTGGGAAAAGAACCGTCACCGAACCTTTCCAAAAGTTGTTTAGCTTGTCATAGCCTCGCAACATTCCTTTAACATTCTCGTCAGCGAAGAACGCCTTATTCATTTTGGCTATGTCATCAGCAATAGCTTGAGGGATATGGAGGTTCCTAAACTCAGTAGGGACACCTGTTACAACATCACCCATCTTTACTAAGGGTTCATTCAACAATGCTGTAAACTCTTTCGGCTTTTCTTTACCAAACCTCTTGCCTACCTTTTTAACAAAGTCCTGAGTGAGCTTTGCTCGCTCAGAAGCCAGCAGTCGGATGTTTAAAATCTCCGCTATATCTTCTATCGGGTCTAATCCTAATGCTTTAGCTGTTTCAAGGTCTGGTAGGACTCTTGTTTTATCAAATCTTAACGCTGCTGAAGGCTGACCTTCACGCAACGCCCTAACTATTGTCTGTGCTTGGGCTTTATTCTTGTAAATATGGGTGACATAATCTTCAATCGTCTTATGGAGTAGCCCCCTTCTCTCTTCTTCCCTAGCGATAGCCCCGAAAATGTTTTTTACCCGAACCGCCAACTTTGCCATCGCAGGTTCAAGCACGGTCAAATCTCCCTTCTCGATTGCTTTTGTAATGGCTACACGACTATCTTTGCTCGTCCCAGCGAATATAGTCCTGATATCCCTCTTTATCCTACCAGCCGAGTTATCGAAACTATCTATGTATTTCTGTTTGACAGGCTTGAACTCATCGGGCAACCCGAAGTCTCTATTAAATAATTTGCCGACTCCCTTTGAGGTAGCTTCAAGTCCCGATGAAAGAGCCTTTGCTCCTGGAATAAAAGCGATGCTATTCGTGACCCCTTCGTAGAGTTTGCTGAATTTAGGGAGGTCAAAAAGTTTTATCCTTGCTTCTTTTGTCCCGATACCTACACCGAACCTCACGGCTGATTTTCGTTTTATACCCTCCGCACCTTCCAGTAAAACTTTTTTAACCTCAACCGCTGTCGGCTTCTTACCTTGCTTCGCCAGAGCTTTAATGATATTCGCTAACCCACCTCTCTCTAACAAGGTTTTTTCTCCAGGCTCCAATAATAGTCCTACTTGCTTTTTTGCGTTAGCAACGGCTATCTGGCGTGATACTCCCTTCTCCACCATCTCGTTAGCGAGTTCAGAAACCATCTCTTTTCCTGTCTTGGTAAGGGCTACTTTTGCCCCTGTCTGAAGCGGTATCTTGACCACCGCACCTGTGCCTAGCGTCAGGTATGTCACAGGGTCAAGGACAATATCGGTGGCTAGTCGTTTTAGCCCATCGCCCGTAGTGAATTGATATTTCATTGCCCCTCCGAAAGAGCGAATTTCGGGAGCTTTCCCGTAGAGAACATCGGAGGGAAGTAGGTCGGGATTTATTTGATTGTCGGGAACGCCCTTAGCTTTTTGAAGTCCTACGCCAACCTGTCGGGAACTCCAGAGGAGAATGTCCAATCCTCCCTGTACCCCTCTTCCTAAAACTCCTGGCTTATCCTCCTCCTTTAATGCTATCCCACTCTTAGCGGCGATTTGTCTTAACCCTTCGGGAGTGGAGGGGTCAACTTTTCCCCGTGTCGCCGTGCCTGCCTTAATGTTTGTATCACCTAGAGCCATTAGAACCTAAAGAGACTTGGGATATTTAACTTCGAGTAATCTATGTTTTTACTTAATACCTCCTTTGCTCCCTCAAAGGCAAGACCAAGTGGACTTCTACCAGTTTTCCCACTATCAGGAGCACCTTTTCCTATCTGGTAGATTTCCGAAGCAATGAGCTTTCCTCTATCTTTATTAGCTATTGGTTCGGTTGCAATTAGATTAAGAACATCATCATAAGCATCTCCACGAACATAGTTATCGTAGATTGCCGCTCTCCACTCATTATCCGTAAAGTCAACAGAAGTTCCTAGTTTCTTAGCAACATCTAGTTTTTTAGTTACACCATCTGCACCAACAAACTCAGTAGTTTTTATGAAGTTTGTAGCATAATTAGTCACCTCCCCCCTAATAGAATCGCTGATGTCTAATAACCCGATACCACCATTTAGGAAGTTGGTAAGTTCACCTTCTACCATCGCATTATGTTGTGCTTGGTCGGTCTCAAACTTTGTGAAAGCAAGACCAGCTAGTGCATCAAGACGTGACTGGCTGTGAGCCTGAAGTCCAAGACTTGCCTGACGTGCTTCAAGATTTGCGAGAGAAATCTCTCTGTCGAATAGCTCTGACTCTTGAAGTCTCTCCTCTCTTACAATAGATAATTTATCCGCTTGTTCTTTTCTCAACGATTCCTCACTCCTTATCAGTGTCCCCGTGCCTGGGTCAATCACATATCCTAACGCTTTCAGGGCGTCTCTAGCTTCTGTCCTTTGTTCCTTGCCCTCTTTCTTAGAGTCTTCTATTTCTTTTTGGGCTTGCTTCACAATATCCTGGGCGGCGTTTTGGAGTCCCGTTGCTATGAGCATAGCAAACCTCCTGTCAACATTTAGCGTCTTGGCAAGGGTATCTACTTCAATGTCTGACACGCCTTGCGTTTTAGCTCCACTGAAGATAAGTCCTCTTGAAGCGATATTTCTAATAAACTTTTCCGCTTGTTGCTGTCCCTCCAATCTAACTTGCGATTTCTCCGCTTCAACCGATTCTACTTGTAACGGGAAAGTGGCTCCTCCCGTAAACTTCTCTAAGGCAAGTTTTGCCGTTTCGTCTGCCGAGGGAAGAACGGGAGTTTGGTCTTGCGAAATGGCCTGGGTTGCTAAACTCCGTAGATAATTAGGAACTTGCGATGGGGCAGGAGGAGTACCCGCAGGAGGGGCTGTCCCTGTCGTAGGCGGGGTTGCTCGCAAAAAATCAGGGAGGTTAGTAGGACTTAGCTGAACCCCTTTATCTCTTTCAAACTGGGTTAGTCTGTTTAATATGGCGGTATTCTGTCCTGATTCACCTCGAAAATCCGTCCCCAAACCTAAACTCTCAAAAATACTTTTTCGTTGGCCGAATAGAGGTGCTCTCTCTCCGCCCGTGGGTTGGAATCCCCGCGAGGTTAGGAAGTTTACGATTGATGGGTCTGTTGGTTGAACTGCCATTGGCTTAATTATACATTTTTGTTAATTGAGAATCTCCACGATGAACTGGCGAATGCTAATATCGTCCCCCGCATCCCCGCTTGCCCAAGCGGCAGTAATAGCTAGGGTGTTGTCTATCGTAGTGTTAATGGTAATCGTGCTAGTGTTCGCACTATCCTTATTGACATTATTTATTTTAGCTTCAACCTGACTTTCTGCCGTTCCACCCGTTCCAAGCGTGTTGATGACGAAAACCCAACCAATATGCCAAGGTTGGTTGGAGGCCGCTGACCCAGTCGAAGTTATGGTGTGATAAGTGGTACTCCCCACCTTACATTTTAGAGTGACAGCCGCAGTAGCATCATCTGTGGTATACCTCCCCGCCGCCCAGACCCTGATGACATTCCCGACATTGTCTATCTTCGGGTCGTTTCGAGAAAGGGTAAGAGCGGGAATTGTGAAGCTATTTAATGTCGTATCAGCCGTTGTGGCACCCCCTACCGAAGTTGCGGTGGTGCTTACCGTCAACACTCCCGATGGATAAAAGGTCGGAAGCAACTTAGCGAACTTTCTGGTGGTCGTTCCGCCTCTGAATACAGACGGGATTCCCCTAATCTTTCCCGTGTTTTGGACTGCCGAACCAGCAATCGATGAGCCAATGCCATAATCAATAACAAACGGGTTGACTTGGGATTCTTCTGTCGGAATATCAAGAAGATTAACTTCTTCGAGTTTCTTCTCCTCCGCTTTGAGGTCTAGTTTCGTGTCTTCTTCCTTAATTTTATTTTCTTTTTCTGGTGGCGTGGGCATCTTCTATAATAAATCCGTTTAATATCGGGATTGTATTGGCTGTGTTAGTGGTGAACTTAAAGGAAATTCTATATCCTTGTTCGGTTATTCTCACCCTATTTGATGTAGCGCGAAAGTTGCCAAGAGTATTCCAGTCGGTGAACACCCCGTTTCCCTTGTCCACCCGATAGGAGACGTTAAAATCGCCTCTTTCCACCAATACCATAATATACCCGAAATCTTTATACCACTGAGGACTACCCAAATCGTAGAACTTCGTTTCCAATTCAGCTGAGATGGGGTTTTGAGTAGTAGTGAGAGTATCGTTTGTTAGGTCAGTTCCCCTGTTAGTTTGAGTAGATTGGTTGTCAATAAATCTGTTCTCAAATAAACGATAGTATTTTCCGACATTATCCCCGCCAAAAAACGCTGCTCTGGTCTGGGCGACCGTCACTCCCGCCGCCCCGACTTTGAAATCGGCGTGCCATTCAGGAAAAGACGCAAGATGAGCAAAATTCGTAAAACCAGTATAGATGGTCCAATTTTTATGAATGGTATCGTAAACAAGCACTACATCGCTCAAGGTCTCAGGTTCAGTAATGCTCCCGATGTATAGAAAGTATTTATTCTCAAAAGTCCCCGCAAAACAATTTACTACATTCTTACCGAAACCATCTCTTGTATATCGAGGATTAAAACCTTTCAAGTATGGCTCTATCGGTTTAGATATCTTTGTGGCACTAAAAAGATTAGTGACCCACACTCCTGTCGGCCCGAAAGTGTAGATTAAACTTCCAATTTGTTTGACAACATCATGGGTGTATGCCCCTACCCCAGTTACTCTTTGTTTTAACTCCACCTCATCATAAGTCCAAATAGAATTTGGTTTGAAAATTCCAAGGCGGTCATTCAGAACGGCAAGACCTTGCACGGGTTCGCCCAGATTATCTTCTACATCAAAGTAATCAGTGGCTGTTGTCCAAGTGGCAGCCGTTCCAGCGTTAGAGAAAGAAACTCTCAACCCCGAAGAATTTGTGCCATTAGCACCCGACCCAGCTAAATAAATCCGATTGCGATAGTTCGTGGCAAACACCCCAAAAGGCGGGGTGATGCCCGTAAACCCTCCTGCTGGTTCCCAGAGAGTGCTGTCGTCAGTGCCGTTGACAATAACATTTCCATTCAAGTAGGAGAAATAAATTCCCCCTCTGGGGTTGATTCCTCCTCCAGCGACAAGCACTTCAAACTGGTTGACCATACTAAAAGCAATGTGGGCACGGGCGATACCAGTCACACCCGTTAATCCAGTTGCTCCGCTTTTGCCCGTATAGGCAATTTCGTCTCCGTTAATTTCCACTGTTCCACTTGTCGCAAGAAGGGCGTTACTGGCTACTGTGAGGGTAGTGTCACTTACCGCCGCCGCAGCTGTAAGATAATTCCCCACTAAACGATAAAGGCTGTATTGCCCGCTACCAGCGTCTGTCGCCACTAATTGAGCCACCCTCTGCCCTGTTGTCGGATGAAAAGTAGCGGTGGTAGAGGCGAAGACTCTTTCAGTCGCCCCCGTTGTCGGCCCTATTTGTTGAATACCTCGCCTTCGTTTTACTCTTCCTACCTCGTCTAAGTCAAAGTTAACCGAGCGTTTAACCTCGTTGCTCTTCATTTGGTAGTCGGACTTATTGACTATTCCGCCAGTAAAGTCCGTAACCGAAAAATCTTTAAGAGGTTGTGCCATTAACCACTGAGAGATTCTGGAAAATCATTTGGATTTAAGAAACGACCTCCTTCTGTAATGACTTCCGACCTATCTTTAATTCTGTATTGTATGCTAGTAAATTTTCTACCGAACTTATCTCTCAACTTCTCAAGCGATTGGTCGTATTTAATCTTAATGCGGTCGGCGAGGGCGTTGTCGCTTAACCTCCCTAAAGCTATTTCCATACTCGCCCCGTAAACTAGAACCATCGGGTCGGGAATGTTTGTTTCATCGCCAATATCCACTAATTCATTCGGCTCACGATTGGCGGTGTAGACAATATCTCTCTCTGTTATGGTGGCATCGTCAGCGTGGGTGGCTGCTGTTGTTTCTTCCAACCCCCTTGTCAGCCCCCTGAAAGAGGTGGAAGTTGTGTTGGTATAGCTCATTACTTCGCTGTCTATGATAATCCTCCCTGACGGAGCGAAGCCGCTTGTGGAGTCCACCGTTACGGAGGTAGCGGTAGCGGTTATCCCCGCCACATCATTTATGGCAGTAGTAGTAGCCGCTGTACTCGGCACGGGGTAGAACCTTAATTGGTTATTCCATACCGAACAATGGGTCGGCTCGCCCGTTGTAGACCTATCCCAATAAAGCTGGTCAAACCTATGGGAGTCTATCTTGGCGACTGGTTCGGATTCCACCGTGACTGTGTGTGGTTTGCCTACAACAACATCAGAATCTATATCATAGTCCCTCTGGTAAGCCACCCTGCTTAAAGAGAAAATATCTTCGTAAAAAGGCCAGAGTCTTTCGTGAGCAACATCCCTCTGTTTTTCGTTCAGTTCTCGCTGGATTAAGTCATCGGGGATGGCTCGGCTGTCAGGTTCATTCAACTGCTGACGGACTAGTTGAATCATTCTGCCTGTTGAGCGGGCAGAATACCCTGTATAAGGAATGCCATCAGAATATGAAGAAAAAGTATCAGGAGTCGGGAATGTATTTACAAACCTTATAAATCCAAAACCAGTAGTATTGGCAGTATCTTCATATCTTGTAAGGAGGTCGTCGGGCTGGATTTCGTTTGTGGCTAGAGTTGATTTAGTCCCTGCTTCGGTAGTCGCACGGGAAAACTCCACTTGATTATAGTCAATCCGATAAACTGGCTCATCTACTGAGTGAGCATAGCGCGACCCCCCAGAACCAGCATTATCAACCGTAAGACTCGTGCCGTCAGCCACAGCGCCATTTACCTGTAAAATCTCAGCGTTTTTAGAACCTATCTCCCCTACAATAACCCAATCGTTATCTGCCCAAGCATTAGCATCTACCGCTCTTACAGTAAGAGTAGTCCCTGCCACTGCCACTGAAGCGGTCAAATAAGTTTTTTCTCTATCTGTTATTAACTCTTCGTTTCTTGCTAAGAAAATCATACTATTTTCATTTTACCATATCACCCTGCACGATAGGTTCTCTTTATATCTAAATAGGGAGTTTTGGTCTTAATATCCAATATCGGGGTAATGGGCTTGATATTCAATATCGGGATTATGTAGGGGAAAGCAGTAGTGGTGGAAGTGGTGCTAGTGCTAGTAGAAGTGCTGGAAGTCGTTGAACTGGTCGTAGAAGTAGAACTCGTAGAGGAAGAAGAGGATGTCGAACTTGTCGTAGTCGAACTGGTGGTTGTGGTGGATGTAGAAGTTGAAGATGATGTTGTTGTGGAGGAAGAAGTTGTGGTACTAGTGCTAGTGGAAGACGAAGTACTACTGGATGTAGTAGTGCTAGAACTAGTTGATGTCGATGAAGATGTGCTTGAGGAGGTTGAAGACGAAGTCGCTGTTGTGGTAGTCGAAGAACTTGTAGAAGTTGAGCTGGATGTGGATGTGGAAGTTGAGGTGGAAGAACTTGTGCTAGTAGAGGTGCTGGTTGATGAGGTTGTTGTGGAAGTTGAGGTGGAGGTTGTAGGAGCAGCGTGAGTCACCACTAACTTAGGGTCGGTGGTAGTCCCTCCTTGGTCAGCAAAATAACCAGTGAAAAAACTATCAGCGCCAGATGCGTAAGTCGGCTCAACATTGTCAGCGTCATAATTCCCATTTCTAACAGAAAATCTTGAAACTCCCGTTAAACTGATAGCAGCCCTGCCTGTCGCATTGAAAGTCAAATTATTATAAGCGGAGGTACTGATAGACGCATAGGCAATAGCGGTAGCGTAGGCAGTCGTGCCTACTTGGTCATAATCCCCAACAACTAGTGCCGTGTCAGTAGCAGGCGTGGAAGCATAGACATTCATATTGGGGGAGTTAGAACCGATATCCCCCGCCGCTGTGCCAAACACAGATAAAACGACGGCAGAAATAGAATTGGTGTCTGGAATAGATGAAGTATCGAAAAGATAAAAAGCCCTGGCTATTATTCTCCAAGTGTTACTGTCGGTGCCAGCCTTAAACTCAAAAACAAGGTCATCAGGACTATCATCAGTGGCAGTAGTCCCTGCTGTATTATCGTGAAGAGATGCCCATGTTTGGTTATCCTGAACCCTTACCACAAATCCATCCACTGTTGTCGTCTCTGGGGCAGGGTCGGGATAAACGGTTAATGTGTCAAAGCCGAAAGACATCTTTGGGGCAAATCTTTCGGCGAAAACCCAGTCCCAAAAGTGAGCCAGCCACCAAGCATACTTAAAGGCGTAGTAAAGCCGTTTAGAGAACTTCCAGTGGGTACGAAATTCTGTCTTATCTCCCCAAGAAATGGCATGGGGTTGTATCCGTGTAATCCTCTCGCTTCCCACCGAACTAAGAGAGCCGTTTATCCGTAAAATCCATCTAGCCCAAAGTCTAATAATGGGTGTATTTAATGACCAAAGTAGTTTCTTCTGATGTTTATGAAACCACTCCTTATCAAAGGCGAGGAAATGTCCTCTATTCTTCTCGTTGTTCATTTATCGGCTGGCGGCCTTGACCGTAGTGATCTTTAAGATATTTATTTAGATATGCGACTATTTCCTTGTGGGAACCCCAAGGATCGAAAAGAAAAACCTGCTCTTCTAATTTCTTTCTAACGCTGTTTTCTGTCTCTTTCTCGTAAAAAAAGACCTTCACTTCCTTATGAAACCCGCTATCCGAGATGTAGCCAATCTTGTAATCGCAGAGCATTAACCCAATTATAGCAAACGGGTCAGTTCTTCAGGAATCGGGGCTGTAAACTTCTTTTTAGATTTGACCGAGTTCCACCATTTGGGGTCGGCATTCCTAAAAGAATAAGGTTTGACTTCGGAGAGATGATAGTAGCCATAAGGAACTTTTCCCATCTCATAGGTTTTGTGGTAAAGCATCCTATCGCCTTTGTAAATCATGTCTTTTGGCCAGTTCCCCCGATAGTTGATGTCCTCGTTTTTGAATAGTTTAGTGAACCATTTATGCTCCCCCCACCAAGAGTCGTAGTGGTTTTTGTCTAAAATCTGATAGGGACTGACTGCCACCGCATCCACCCCGCTTTCGGCTATTTTAAGGGCGTGTTTTAGTTTCTCGGGTATCCACCAATCATCGTCATCTAAAAAAAGAATCCAGTCCTGCGTTGTCCTATCTACTTGAAACTGCCTTATCTTAGTGAGGTCGGCGGGCTTTGAACTTTCTATCATAAACTCTACTGGCTTGGGTGAGTTCCAGCTCTGAATGGCTTCGAGAGTCCCGTCATCAGAGAACTCCGAGAGGGCTATAAAATACTTATCTACATAGGGAGCAACCTGCTCCAAAACGGGGATAAGGAACGGTAGACTATTCCTGCATATCGTATGACTAGCTAACCGCATTTTTCCCGACAGCAATTAGGTGGTTTCCGATAATGGTAATCTCGCAATTCCCGAAAACTTTATTGAAAAGTTCCTCAATCATCTCTCTGTTATATTTTCTGACGTGCTCATCTGTTTCTTTGGGGCCACTCATATTATTTGGGACGGCACAGAAAACTGTGCCATTCTCATTCAAACAATTTTTACAAGAGATTAAGAAGTCCTCGTCTCGATAAAGATGTTCAAGCATATGGTTGGCGACTATACAATCAAATTTCCTGCCCAATTCCTCAACTTGGTAAACATCCAAGACGGCTCCGTCCACGCCATACTCTCTCTTCATTCTGTCTATTGCCACTTGCGAGATGTCTATGCCGAAAAGTTCAATTTCGGGGTGATTCTGTTTGACCCCAAAAAGAAGCCGTCCATTTCCGCAACCAGCGTCTAAAACCGACTTCGCTCCAGTTTGGGAAATATGCCACCAAGCTCTCTGCATAGAATACTTCTCTACTCTTCTTTTGGGGGATTTCCACAACTCATCCCAATACTCTTTTGTGTTTGCTCTATCAGCCATTTCTTTTAGGACATCTGGGGAATCAACTCGCCAGCGGTATTTTGACCAGATATTGTCCCAATAACTTGGTTTATTTCCTTTCGCTTCCAAAGTTGCCATTTGTAATCGTATGTTTTTACGTGAGTTTTAGATAATCTTTCTTCCGCTTTTAGACGCAAGGTAAACCAGTTTGGTATTTTATGGAGTTGGACTAAAAGTTCGTTAATTTGGGGCAGACAACCGCTTTCGTCTAATTCCTTGATAATATCATACTCTGCCCCTTCGCAATTAAGTTTTACAATTTTAGGGATTATCTTCGCAAACTTAACAAAATCGCTCAACCTGCCCACCGCTACCCCTCGCCATTCGTTAGTGCCAGCCCACTCTTGAAAAAACGAACTCCCATCTTCCCTTAGATAAAGTTTTTCCAATCCCGACTCGCCCCCGATAGCCATAGGATTACATTGTATCTTGGGATTATCGTTGAATCTTTTAACCAAAGCTTCGTAAATCTCGGCATTTGGCTCAAAAACAACCACTATACACCCGAACCTCTCAAAAACAGCTTGGGCGTAATCTCCTTGATACCCTCCTACGTCAATTACCAAATCTTTTTCGGTAATCGGGCTATGTAAATCAACTAACTCTTTGATACTTGTCATATCTTTTCCGCGATAATCCTAATGTCAGGTAGGCGATACCTTGTTCGGCTCTCTCCATACCTGATGTAGCTGTGTTTCTGCCAAATTTTAACTATATTAAATCCTATCTCTGGCAAAACTTTCTTAAACTTTTCCCGCCACCACCCGTCTTTATGATATGCCCAATCTTCCCCTTGCGAGCCGTAGAGGGCGAAATTAAGATGTTCCCTATCCGCCCACAATCTCTCTGGTCGGGTGGTAAAAAATCCGCAAATCCTCTCCATGTCAGGAGTCTCCACAATCAGTTTCCCGCCGACTTTCAACCAAGCATGCCACTGCTTCAATACTTCAAGTCCCTCTTTCCTACTAAAATGCTCCAAAACATGAAGGGCAATAATCTCCTCTAAATCAGAGAACTCCATTGTACGGAAATCTCCGAGAATGTCAGGTTTCGCACTCTCCTCAATATCTATATGAGTGAAACCTTTTCGGGGCATTTTTCCCGAACCGATTTCTAAGCGCTTTACTTCCATTCTACAAAATAAGAATGATAGTTTTTATAGTGATTTCGCAGATGTCGGTAAGCTGGCCAGCCATGCTTATCGTAGAAAAGTTCCTTGTTAATATCCGAGATTCGGTTCCATCCTTTCGTCTTGGTAAGAGTTGTCCCGACCCTATGTCCTATTGTTATTTTCTTGGAAGTCGCCGATTCCATTCCGTTTAACTTTATTCGCCATGCCCAATCTAGGTCATCCACCGACCAGTCGAATCTCTCATCAAATAAACCTATCTGTCGAAAGAGAGATGTTCTAAAAGTGTGGGCTGGGCCATAAAGAAATGGCACTACTCCTATCTCATCTTTAGTGCCATCCACTGCTTTCTTAAAAACTTCCCATTTATCAGTTTCTACATAGCCAGGTGAAACACAAGGGTAAATTTCAAGTTTCTCCAATATATCTTCCAGCCACCTCTCCCCGAACCAAAGGTCATCATTATAAACACCGAAGATTTCCACTTCTTTTTGGGCGGTGATGGGGCGAAGAATCCTATTTATTTCTTTCGCCCCGTATTCTTCTCCGATTATTCCAAGAAGTTTTAAGTTCTTAAAATCCTCGGTGGTCGCTTCAAACTGCGTCTTAAACTCTTCTAAAACTTTAGGGAACTTTGACTGGACAACAATAACTATCTTCTTATTGTAAAGTGCTGTAGTCATGCTTTCTGGTGTATTCTTTCCGCAAACCGCCCAGATGGTAAAAGAAGTTATTTAATTTAGGACATTTGTTGGAAGAAATCCGCTTTCCCTGATAAGCGAGAGTTTCCCATCCATAGTTACCATTCCAGCTAACATCTTCTATGTTCCTGAAAAGACGCTTGATGTATCTCTTCTTAGAACTGGTGCCGACATGCCGAAAAGGGATGGCGTAGATTGGAGTATCATCATCACTCCGCACAATTTTCATAATCTCTTCCATCAACTCTGTAGTAAAAATCTCATCGTCATCCACTTTTAATATCCACCCTCCCTTGCTCTCATCCTTCATCTCGTTCAAGAGACGAGTCAACTCTATGTCCAGTGGGGAGTTTGTCCACGCCTTGCCTAAGTGTTGAATAGCAGCAGTATCTTTCACTATTACCTCATCAGCATAAGGTCTGACAGACGCTATTGCCTTATCAAGAAACTCTCCTTTGTAAGTCAGGATATTAACGGAAAGCTTCACAATTCCGTATTTTCTATTGGTGCTCTAAAATTATAACCTTTCTTGAAAGCGAGGTCTTCGGCCAATGGATTCTTCTCCATCGTCACCATCAGATAGCCTTTATCGACAAACTTATCCGCCCATTTGCTTCCCGCCACTCTGTGTTGGAGGAATCTTCCTACTTCAAGAAAGTCCTCTTTTCTCATCACCCAGCAGTTAGAACCCGCCTTGGTGTTTAACAAAAGTTTCTCTCCGTTAAATTCCAACTCTCCTTTCCAGCATTTGGCTTGGCGGTGTTGACGGTCTGTCCGCAAAGGAGTCACGCCTATTTTTCTATCGGGGTGAGCTTCTAGTATTCCTATACATTTCTCCAGCCAGCCCTCTTTATACAAAATATCGTTGTCGGAGATACAAATGTATTCGCCTGTTGCCATCTTCAATCCCTGATTTCGGGCAAAACCAAAACTCATATTCTTGCGATTACGGATATAGCAGGAGATATTGCCATCGTTTGTCTGGTCGAGAAGAAACTGACTGTCTTCATAGTTCCCCCCATTGTCTACTACGATAATTTCTGGGAAAGAAAGCCCTGTTGTTTGAATCAACGAAACGATACACTCCCGCATCTTCTGGGAGCGAAACTCGTTCTGTGCCCAATGTACGACGATGATACTTACTTTTGGAGTATCTCCTTCTGCCATTTTATGTATTCGGTTTTCCCGAACTCCCCGTCAATATCCAACCATCCTTTTTTAGCGTTCACGGGATAGACAGGGCCTCCAACCTTTCCCTTTCTCCAAGCAATTTCGAGGGGAAGATATTTTTCCGCAATCTTCCTTAAAGCATATTTGCCATACTCAACTTGATGTATCTTTTCTTCTTCGGGCAAATCTCTCATAAAGTCGTCAAGTTCTTGGTTGTCTTGGTAGGGGCGGTGGTTGGTAATGCCAAAATGTTTGGCAAGGGCATTCGACATATCGTCCATATCGGGACGCATA